ATCGGGTGCAACACCAAATCTTTTGTACCCCATATAGTAGGCTAGTCCACAGGTGATGGCAGGAAGATAACGATATACCCAATCGACCTGCTGAAAACTGGCTGTAATATCTTCTAGGCGTCTTATCCTCCAATAAAGTATTGAGTCAGTTGTGGCTTCCTGGGGGGCTGGCCAAACATAGAGGACTGGAATTTTTTGACGATCTAGGGCAACTTGAGCAGTTCTTCCTTGATTATCTTTGTTGGGAATTATTAAATATTCCTGCATACTAACACGTTGCAGTTGAGTATCGGTATTTACAGAGTTGCTGGTTCTCCTTAAGGCTATTTCAAGTAGATCAACTGTATCGGCGTCAAGAGTGTAGGCTACCTGTTCAGCAACAAGTGATAAGGTTTTCTGCTCCTGGGCAAAGAGAGGAACCCCTCTATTTTGCATATCAATGAAAAGAAGATTGAGGGATCGCCGCGCACTTACGGGGTCATGCCCAAGTTGAGGCTCCCCACCAAGCATGTCATAGGCTTCCTCTATAATTTCATCTACAGCAGGAAAGAATGACGTTGTTCCTGAAGTTGTTGGAGCGGCCATCAGCAGTTCCTAACAGTAATAAGGTATGCGCCCTTTAGGACGGCCCACTTCTGCAGTCTTTTTACCGTATACGCCATTGCCAGGAACCTTTACAGGACCTGTGTTGGAAGGTGCTACTCCAGGCATCTCAGTCATCTTGCTGGGAGCCGTGCTTTGGTACTCCTTATAGATGGCTTTACCTGAGTGGCTATTGCCCTTAGGTTTGATTGGAGGAAGAGGACGCTCTGCCTTTACTTTGGTTTTGCTTCGCGCTCCCCTAGATTCAGCGCGCCTAGACTTTAAAGACTGAGTTTTAGTGGATTCTTTCCCTCGCCGCTCGCCAAGGGATTCATCCAAACGTGCATCATAACCCTGTACCATTACCCTTTTTTCCTTTTAGTAGTTTTACTTTTAATAGTTTTACCCATTGCTACTCTCCGTATCCAGCTTCTTCCCACAAATCTTTCAACATCTTGTAGTTCTTTTCAACTAACTCTAGTCGATATTCAACTAAGCTAGAACTTTTATCTAAAGCATGAACGGTGGTAATAACCCATCCTGAAACGCCAACCAAGGCAGCTAGTATTATGCCTTGGAATATTTTCATGACTTGTGAAAGCCTTTAAGAGTTTCAGCGAGGCGCGCCCGTTGTCCAAGCTTTCCAGGTTTTTCAGCAGCAGCCGCTAAAGTTTTGGCGGGTATTTTTTCTCCAGCGCCGATACCTAGTTGGCTGCGCAAAGCTCCAGGTTTTTTTATTGCTCCCTGAATCCAATTAGCATCGCCCCCCTTTTTGTAGTGTTTTATTCTACTCCTGCGTTGTTTCATCTTGCACCTGACACGCGCAATCACACTTGTTAGTGCAGCTTCCCTTACAAGAACAGCTTAGACAGCTACAATCTTCGCATGAACACTTAGTCATAAAACACAGTAGCAAAGCCGCCAGATGTCGGAGTAATTAGGTGTAATCCTCCACTACTAGGTGCTTCAATCCCCATATCGTGAATAAAGTGGTCAACTGTATCTCCCGCTTTTACCATGACTTGAGCTAGGGTGGTGCCTGAGGCTGAACCGTCTGTGAAAGTGTAGAGACCGTCCGAAGCTCCATTATTATATAAAACAAAGCTTTTTAGTCGCGCCCGCCTAGCTACAATGGTAGCATTGGTAGAAGTAGCAGTTGACACATAAGTAGAAAATACTCGTGTAGTCACTCTTCAACCTCCTCAAAAAAGAATATCATCGCCAAAGTATAACAATAAAAGAGAGGACATGGAAATCCATGCCCCCTCCATTTATTGGTTATATCAGCCTTAGCTGGAACCAGCAGAGCCGTAAACGCCCCGCCAATCCGAGAAACCAAAGCTGTACCGTTCACGAGCCTTGAACCGTAGGTTACCTGTGTCGAAATCAGGCTCCATCTTGGTTGCAAGAGGAGAACGAACAAACATCTTGGTGCCATTAGGAACATCAGTCAAAATCCAGTAGGCATTAGTATCGGTAAAGCGCCGATTTACATAATAGCCCTTGGGGATTAGACCCATGTTATTCAAAGCATTGATGTCATTATCGTCACCGCCCGTTTTACCTGGAGAATTTAAAATCCTCTCAGCGGTAAACTGGTTGGTTGGATCAATATGCAGAGATACTGCACCCGCACCAATCAAGATTCCGCGATCATCTTTGGCCTTTTGGACCTGAATGAGAGCAGTCTCTAGGTTAGTTTCTGACAAATCAGAGGCACCCAGGAGGTTATCCTGATCACCATCCGATATGGTTGGATGCGAATCACTACACATGGCAGCACCATCGCCGCCAGGGAAGGCCGTATCAAAGGCGTTATTGAAGATGTTGGCACCCTTGGTTTGCTTAGTATTAGCCATCGCACGGGCCAAAGACCTAGTACGAATCTTAGCAAAGGTGTCATAAAGATTATCTTCAAAAGCCTCTTCAGTTATGGCATAAGCCAGAGCAACCGTCTCATGCGTATAGCGAGCAGTGTAGTTCTCCTTAGCTGTGTCATACTGAACTGCCGCACCTTCACTCTTGGTGGGAGCAGTAGCAAAACCAGCCATGAGAACTTCTTCCTCAAAAGCACGATCCGAATTTTCGGTTTCAAACAAGATGTCAGTTTCATTATCTACTGAACCATACTCAAGACCGAAGATTGCATTTAGGCCAGGAAGTAGTTGTTTCGCAATATCTGCGCGATTAATAGCCATGATTCACTCCCCCTATGCCACACATACAATAGCACGATTATCGATATGCTGGACAATGCGTACTTCAACCTCAGGAAACGCCCGGTCAGCATTAGACTCATTATCTGGTGAGTTCCAGTACCGGATAGGACGAATTTCTGCAGTTGCAGAGGTAGCCGAAGCCGCCTTTAGACCGAAACCGCTTTGACCCGTCTCATCGGAACCAGTGCCGAGAGTTACATTGTAGTTGAAAGAATTCATTGCCATAGCAGTAACCGAAGCATCTGCTTGTATGATGAATGTTGAACGAGAGTCATCGTCTACGAAAGCATAAACATTGCTATCATCAGAGCTAACACCGCTGGGATAATACTTAGACCAGACTGGTTGCTTTGATGTGGGATCAACGTAGCGACAACCCATAAAAACACCTACCGCAAAATCAGTAATAGCTGCTATTGGGCAGATGGTTCCAGCAGTTACCTTAACGAGGTCGCCTTGATAGATGGAGCCAGAACGAGCATTAGCGATGGGATATTCATTAAATCCCGTCGAATTGGCACCCACCACGAACTCGTGAAGGATGAAAGCCGGATAGCTTCTTTGAGCTAGACATACTCTGTCACCTCCTTAGTTGTTAAAGAAGACTACGAATCGAATTGTGGTCTCCCGGTGGTTATGCGAGAGCGTGATTGGTTCGATATAGGCAGTCTAGAATCGCTGCTTGCCATCAGTTGATGATTAACCGCATCTTCTTGCTCTTGCGTTCTATCTCTAAAGTATTGCGCCCGAGCTTCAACCTTTTGGGCTGAACACTGCATTAAAACCAAGTCACCTCTTACAATACAATCAGAAAAACGATCATCTGGTAGTGCTGTTACTGCAGCAGTTGCAAGCTCTTGGCATTCCTCAGACTTAACTGGGGTCCATCCGAATTCCTCTTTCTTACGCAAGTTCATCCAATCACTTTGACCTTTGATCATGTGACGAACCCACATAAGGGCTTTACCCTCGTCAAGAAATCTTTCCTTGACTTTAGTGGGAATTTTAAGGGGATTATAATCCTCCTCATATAGCGGTCGTTCTTGCTCTTGCCGTGTTCTTCCTGTCATCGTTTCCTCCACGCTATCCAATTACTGTGTATTCTTCGCCGCTATCCATCTTGGCTTTTTCAGCAGCGTATTTATCAAGTGGTATACCAAGTTTCTTGGCAGTTGCTACCTCACTTTGAGATAGTTTAACCTTCTTCCCAGAGGCAGGGGTGCGTGATTGTCCTGCGACCACTTGAGCGACTTGTGACGATGCCGAATCGAATTTATGGGGAAACTCTTTGCGAATACGCTTATTCACTTCCCCGTAATATTTTTCAGGCGACTCTACAGGATCAATACCTT